GAAGAAAAAAATGGAAAGATTGGCCATAAAATTCTAGGAACTGTCGCGCCATCAGAAATAAACCCGACCGGTACATGATGACCGGCGCATTCAATAGGGTTTAACAGCTTGAAGTAAGGCCTTTGCCACCATTTAAGCGGCAGCATGACCTCAACTACAATCCCGCGATTAAGCAGGTGCTGTGAAGACAGGATCGATGGCATTTATTGCACTCAAGCTACCATTTCCGCCATCATAGGCAGCTGCTAACTGATCTTGATATTTTTGACGCTGTCCAGCGACCGATGCTGACAATGCTGTGAATGCATTCGCTTTGGTGATTACTTTATCAGCCAAGTCTAAAACCGTCATACCACGCTCTGTTGCAATCGGTGTCAGCACCGGTGTTGATACAGTATTGTCTGCGATATAGGCTCGCGCTTCAGATTCTTGTTTCTCGAACGTCAGCATTTCAAAGTTTGGATAAGATGGTATGTTCGCATCAATGAATTTCTGTGACTCAATATCTATCTGTTTTGATTTGGCATCTAGTGCCTCAGCTAAAGAAGGTGCCGGCAAATCAACCCAAACAGGGCGACCGTTGGCATCCGAACTGAGCTTCTGGCCTGCCGGTGGTTGCTGTTGCCAATAGGTATCCAGTTCAATTTCTGAAAGTTCAACTGCATCGTTTGGCCAAGTACCAGATGCTATGTATGTTGGTTTCAGGCTTGACGGATAAAATCCGTTTGTTTTTGGGCTAAAAAACACATTCATTTAAATTTTGCTCCTATTAATAACCGATTGCTTCCCAGTAGGCATCTACTACATCAGCATTACCAAAGTTTGCTTGGAAATTACTCAGTGTTTCACCCCAAAATCTAGGGTTTCTTTCAGAAGTTCCTATCGTTGATGATTTAATCGTTAAATTGGCACCTATAAAAGCTGTTGGGAATGAGATAGGTAACGTTATTGTCATGGTAGGCGCTCCCGTTCCGACAGATAAATAACCCCATTGTTTGATTAAACCTGAGCGTAATTTTTGATAACCAGATATATTTAAACTTGATGGGCAGTTGTCATTATTCCACTCTGGTGTCCACGTAGTGAAAGTACCAGCGCCAAGTCTCTTTCGAGATTGAACTTCTGCCCCATTATGTTCCCTTGCTATCTGTATAACCTCACCTCCGCCCCTAACTTGAACGTCTAACGTTCCATAATTGAATGGAGCGTTTAATGTACCTATATTGAATGCATATTTTCCGCCTGTTGTGGCAGCATTTAAGTCTGAAATATAGGTTGTACCAGTGTCGCCGAGTCCTAAACTTTTAATCCAAGTTAAATCAGATTTACCTGCTAATGCATTGGTAATTGTTGTTGCAAAGTTTGGATCATCTCCCAATGCTTGAGCCAGCTCGTTTAAAGTATCTAATGCACCAGGAGAACCATTTATCAAGTCGTTTATTGCATTATCTACTTTCTGTTTTACCTTTAAAGGAGACATGATTTTAATGTCATCTGTTCCGGCAATAGCTTCAGCTAAGTTGGCTATTTTAGCCACACCACTTACTGTTTCACTGGCAGGAGGGTTTGAAAATGAGGTGTCACCAAAGGTTAAATTTGTTGCATCTAATGTTCCGATAATAATGTCAACTGACATCATTAGTGCTGATTCTGCTGTTTTTTGCATGAATGCATTCAATTGGTCTGAATAGACGGCAAATAGGGTCCCGCTATCAGTGTAAAGACCAATTTCACTCACACTATAAACATCTGTTGTTTCGTCTTTAATCGTGACGTGAATAGTATCTGATGAAACAGCTTGACCTGCTATGGTTGAAAGCTGTTTTGTTTCTGATTGCAGTGCTGTTTGTGTTGGATCTGGCGCATACTTCCCTGTACCAAGACCTACAGCAGTAATCAAAACTGGTGCTGTGCCATTATTTGCGGCGTTAATGACTTCTGCTTTACCAGCTTCCGTGATTGTGATTTGTAATGCCATTGTTATGCCTCTATTAGTTCAAGTCGTTGATAATTTATTGGCCTTATCATTGCCTGCATTCCAAGAACAACCTCGAATTCCCAGTTTATGATCGTATGAGGTAGGCGATAGCCTTCAACCTGGTTAAAGGTTGCAAGTAGGTTATAGGTTGTAAAAAGTTTGATGTATATGACGTTTGGTGTTACTTCGTCATCCCACACCAGCGCGTCGATTCCGTTTGTGTTTAATAGTGATTGATAGTCTGCGATCTTCCAACCGAACAGGCTATTATCAACGGTAAATAAAACGGAAAGCTTGGTTTCCTCATGCGTTGTATGCAATTCTTCAGCGATTGAATCAATCAATGCTGTTAGGTCTTCAGATTCTTCATCAGACTGCCAATATTTACCAGGTGGCAAAAGCTGTTTGACAGAGTTTCTGAAATCCTCTGTGGTGTAAACCGGTTGTGGGTCTGTTACTGCCATGTGATACCGCCATTTGTTAGGATTTCACCTGGTGCCGGTGTCACGCTGGCCACTGGGCTGATCAAGCTGAATGTAGTTGTGATATTTGAGATCACGATAATGATTTGACCTGGTGTTATTTCTAGCTTGTCACCGTACCGGCTTTCAAAATAGGATTCGATTGCATTTTCGATCGATGTTCTGGTATTGGCATCTGCCACATCAGCAATGGTGATTGGAATAGATTTTTCAACAGGATCTTCAACGTATGCATGACAACCGGCAAGCCTTTTTGAATTGATATAGTCTTGTGCCGTTTGTTTTACCGCTGCGGATAGCAGTGGCGATGCTGACTTGTTACCAACATAAACAGTGACTTTTCCTGTGTCTGGATAGTTGTCTCTTTCAAAGGCAAAATCTATATCTGGATGCGCTGAGATTGCCCAGGTTACATAATCCTTCGGGCGACCGATTGCCTGTTGTTCGTTGAATGCTGCAATGACTCTTGTGCGCCAGTGTTCGAGATCTTCAATGTCGGATCCACCAGAAATATCGTTTGTAGTGATTGATGATGGATCCAAGCCAGTAACAGCCGTTACCAAATAAAGATTCACGCCTGCGGGTAGGTCGTATTCTGCACCGGTGATAACTGACTCGATAGGAACCGGTTGGCTTGCGTCTGTTTCTGCTGTGACTCGATATTGCGTGTTGTTTTGTGTCTTTAGGATGGTGCCGGATGGTACCGATACCGTTCCGGTGAATCCTGAAAAATTAACGGTACCGCTTGAAGCTACTGCAGAGACTCTTTCTGTATTTAGTCGTGATGCCCATAGATACAGCCATTCTTCGCCACAAGTTTCAGGGTTTAGCTGTTTGAATAGATAGTCTTGATAGGCATAGTTTCCATAGTTACCACCACCTATCGCTGCGGCAATGGCGTCGATTGCTGGATTTACCACGCCAAATTTATTGACAAGTGTTGCTTTGGCTCTGGCGATTAGTGTTTGTAGGCTTGGCTGTGTCATAAAACTACTGGCTCCAATTTTGTGCCGTCCGGCAGGGTTGGAATAATTTCTCTGATTAATCTGTCATCCTGGTAATAGGCGGTGACATCGATGCTTTTCAAATGGTTGTCTTTCACTAGCCATTCGAGTGATTGTTCTGTGTAACGCAATGCGCGTTTTCTGGTGTCTTCCGTTTGCTTTTCACGTGAAAGTGTCCAATCACGGCAACCGATGCCGCTGACCATTCCTTCAGCCCACCATCCTTGTTTGTTTTTTCCATCAAAACGGTCGTTTGCTTGTGCCTTTGAATAATTCAATAGGCTTTGCAGAATGGCATGTGCCAAACCGGTTTGTGTTGTCAATGGCTCTGAAATAGCCTTTAAATCAAATACGCTCATTTATTCCTCACTATGGCAATGGTGGTGATGTTGGATTGCCCAATGAATCATTATGGTTATGGTTTTTGGTACTGATTCCATCGACAGTGATGTCACCGTTTATCATATCCATACCACCTTCAGCCGGTACCGCGCCACCACCTACAGCTGCTAATCCACCGACCGCACAAACGCCAGCAATGGTTCCTTTTCCAGTGACTTCAAGATCATCGTTGATGGTGGTTTTTCCATTGATTACTGTTTCTGAATTGATGGTGGTTTTTGTTGCATCGACCGTGGCATTTTGACAGGTGACATTGACGTTTTGTGTCGCTTGAATGTCGACTGTGAATGGTGTTTTTACCTTGATGCCTTGATCAGTGAAGTGCACTAGGTTTCCTTTGTCATCCAACATAGCCACTTCACCTGGTTGCAGATCCATTTGATAGCGTTCATCCTCGATGCAAACGGCAATGCCTCTCGATGTATCACCACCAATGAATAGCGTGTATGCCTTACTTTTTGTAAGTGGACGGCTCATAAATCCATAGTTGTGAACACGCTTTATTTTGTCGTTTGTAATACCGGTGGCCAAACGAAGTTGCACCATTCCTGTTTGAACCCGGGTGGTGATTCCGGTGCCGAAAATATTTTTGACTCTATTCCAGACATCAAGCAGATTCATTTGGTAGTACCTCTGAAAATGGTCTGAATAGTGAAATCTGTGTGTTTTCGCTGTTGCCTTCTACATTCAAAGTCAGTGACTTGAGAAGCAATTTTTCGTGGAATGATTCTGGTGCTGAGTAGACTTCCATAATCTTGTTGATGGCATTGATTCCAAGTTGAGAATGCAATCCTGGAACGGTACCGGAAATTGTCAGGCCTTTTGCGATGGCGAGATCTCTTTCATACTCAGCGCGAGATTTGCATGACGCTGAATCTTGCAGTTTATCGGCAATGATGACTTTTGTTCGGTAGCTGTTTGCCGGTGCATAGGTGATGGATGCCTCAGAATCATCGTAGGCACCTTGTACCTCGATATGATAGAACAGGTCTGACCAGTTTCGCTGGATGCTGAATCCGGTTAAGTTTTTGCTATCTTCAAGGCGAATGTTTTTGATCTCGAATTGCCCTGGCTTCTCGATGACAATGGATCCGTTTGATTCATAGATCATCAGGTTTTGTTGCCTTGCGATCTGTGCCAAATTGCTGACCGGTGATTCAGCATTGATTTGAAATTCTTGTACCTCTGCAAGTTTCGTGGTGACGTTGTTTTTTGCACTTAAACCGAACTTTCCGGCAATG